ATGTTTTTAGAACAATTTAACTTAAGTTTATTTCATTCTTTAAATGCTTCAGATATCGCTACCGATTGGGCCGTAAAAGCTGCTATATTCATCGCTAATGATTTGCTTTATATAATTATTTTATTTTTTTTAATTTCATGGTTTAAAGGTAATTATGATGTTAAAAAACAGATCATTAAAGCAACGATTTTTACTTTATTAGCCTTTCTTATAGGAAAAATAATTTCCAGTTATTTCTACCATCCACGCCCTTTCGTTATGGGAGTGGGACGAACACTCATTGAGCATGCTCCGAGTGGTTCATTTCCAAGTAGCCATATGCTCTTTTTTAGTACTATTGCTTTCTCCTATTTATTTTGTAAAAAAAGTATAGGTTATCTATTCTTAGTTCTAGCTTGGTTAGTTGCTTTCTCGAGAATTTATCTTGGAGTTCATTTTCCTTTAGATATGATAGGCGCTTTTACAATTGCATTTTTACTCAACTTATTAGGAACCCCTCTCTGGGAAAAGTATGGAAAATATGCAACGACTTCTATTATAAATTTATATCACTTAATTTTTTCAAAAATAATGAAAGGTCGATATAACTGATTGTTTTTTTAAAAATATAATTACTAATTTCTAAGATAACAAAGCCCTCTTCAGAGGGCTTTAACACAAATCCCAACTTGAATATTATTGTTGATCGTGTGCGCTGTGCAGCCTGGTAAAAGTATCAATACTGTAAGACTCAGTGCCAGAGAAACTGCTGAACGTCTGCAATGGTACCGCATTACTTCCCCAGCATATTCTTCATGGTATTTAACTTAGTCTTACGATCATTCAAACCATTGAAACCGCCATTGATGCGCCTAGTAATAAGGTTGATATCGTCCTTATCTGCCAGCTCATTTAGTCCATTGTCGAACCAATACTTACATGCCACCAGCATCCCGATACTCGGCAATGCTACGATCTGAGGGTTATTTTCAAAATCAATGCCAAGAGCACGACCATATTTTCGGTAATTCGCACGGCCAGTTAATTGAATTGGTCCACGGCCTTTATATCGAGTACCGTCACCCTTTTCGGTATTGCCTAGATCCTTTCGCCCTTCGTAGGCCGCACCGCTGGCGATCTCCTCCATATAACGGAAGTTGCCAGACTCATGCGCCAGCTGTGCAATGAAATGAGCCAGACGTAAATCATTATCTAAAATATGATATGTATGCATGTGTACGTTCGCTGCAAGTGCAAGCTCTTCCGCACGTACATGTGGTGCACCTAGTTTTTTGAATAAGGCTGTTAGCGTTCCACGGCCAACGAGACCATCATCATTAACACCTAGTGCTTTCTGTAGATTTTTAATGCTCATCATTTTTCCTCAGGCATAAAAAACCGCCCGAAGGCGGTCACGTTGTTTTAAAAATTAATTAAGGGGTTAGGCTTTCTTTATCATTCTTCAATACAGGTTGTTCATAGGGCGTTGTTACTCGCTCTTCTGGATCGGTCTCCTTTCTCTGTTTATCACTTGAACCGAAGTAGAAAGCGACAACAGTTCCAGACCATCCCAAAATCGCACCTAGAGCAACGTTAATGAGGTCACGGTTCTTATCAGGTACCTCTATAAAGAAAAGCCCAACAACACAAAGCAGTGACATTGCTATCGCAGCAAAGGCCAAGTAAGTTCGAGTGTTTTCACTTTTCATCACAATCCCCTTTTAACCGTTCTTTCGTTTGTTCATATTGCTGCTTACGCAACTGGTGGATTTCATCAGCACGCTGGTTCTCTTTACGTTTGTAATAGAGATTTAAAATGAATGTTGCCACGGCCACTACAACACCAAGTACCGCCATCCAGTCAATTGAAGCCCACCAAGACACCACGCTCACCCCTGCACTTGTGTATGTTGTATAACTAAATTTGGTTGCTGTTGCGGCTGCATTTGCTGCAGTCTCAACGGCCCCCTGCTTTTCTGTCATGACTTTCTCCAAATATCTAAGAAAAATAAAAGCAGCTTAAAAAATTGGGTTAATCCCTTCTTTTCAGATATTTACGACAAAATTGATCAAAAAATGTATAATTACCTCAGCTTTAACTAGAAGTCAGCGCTACTAGTTGAAGTTAGAAACCCCTAGTTTTCTCAGGACTAGGGGTTTCGCTTTTTTGATACATGATTTATCGATGTGAAAAAAAAGCACCCGATTGGGTGCTTGGATAAGAATTAAAGCTGTTAAAGCGTTTGTAAAATTTGGCCTCCATTAATCAACTGTAAAGTTTGCAACGGGATACCAATAATGGCTGGTCCACCTGGTCCTGCCAGCCCTTCAAGAGTTCCATGATAGCTCCAGTTCCATGTACCGGTATTAATTGATTTGGTACCACGTTGGCCCCAGCCTCCACCACGACCAGAAACAGGAGATGAATAATCGCTATCCAGTTTTTGATAACCTTTTCCTGGTGTATCAAAAGTGGCATCACTCACCCTGTCGACAATATAATTGTTGTCAAAGAATGCCCTGAATCTCGGTACCTCTTGTGCAATTGGTACATTGGTTAGAACCCGTCCATACGGGGCACCGCCACCGCCTGGTACACCCATAAGCCCATAAGCATATCTGTTGCTCAAACCACTTGGCGTGGCCCCTCCACCAGAACCACCACGGGCCACGATGCCGCCATCGATGATCAGGTTTACTTTGCTGTGCTGGTTCACTAAGCCAGGTGCACCTGCATACCCATCGCGCCGTGTTTTTGTATAGGCATCATCAGCTGTGTTCGAAGTGCCGCTACGATACGCGGCATGAGCCACACCACCATCACCACCTCGACCAATGACCGTGCCCTTAATGATCAGGTTTACCACCAGATCTGGCGGGAACATACCAGTATCGATTGCAGGTACTTCCTTCATTGCAGGAACCGCATAGACAGATTTAGGCATATCAGGTCGATGTTGATAAATGAGTTTCAGCTCATCCCGATAAGCGCTCGAACTTAAAATAAGAATGCCTGGCTCAACAATAAAAGTGATTTCTCCAGTTTTTGGCAAATCCCCTCGCTGCATCTGATATAGACGAGCCAGATTGATATCAAGCTGGTCATAACGGATGTAAAGAGGCGTTTCATCCACTGGTGCGTCAGTAAAGTCCTTGTCGTTCATGTAATAGCGTTCATCGTAGTTGATGGCCGTGATTTTATTGCTCGTCTTGCCTACAGGTTCCTTCTTGGCCACCAGATAAGGCAATGAGCCTTTAGTATCATCGCTTACCACGATATAAGTCGTGTTGATGTAATCCTCAGGATTTAGCTTGAGTGGACTATTCGGTAAACGTCCTAACACGACTTTGTTAGGCGAGGTACCAGCAGTCACAGGAATCAGATCCACGCTGCCATCACTCATCTGCAAATAAATCACATAGCTTTTGCCTGCGATAAACTCCACATCATGACTCAAGGTCAGGATTAAACCCTCTTGCTGAATAACATCCCCACTCCGATGAACACCATTGCGATAATCAGCCACCGCAATCCGGTCACGTAGTACCAGCAACTCTGACTCAGATGCAGCATCGAAAGTAATCGATCGACGCTGGAAGCGCATCTTGTTCCAGAGCCGGTACGCATTAAAGTGTGCTTGCCACTTGTTACGTACACCGACCGATTTCACCACTTTAGGATTCTTGGCGCTCTTGTCCGGCAGATAGATATTGATACGGCTATCGTCAGCAGGATCCGTGTATTCATAGATCAGGCCGTCATAGTCATCCATCACACCAAAGCTCAGATCCCTTTGATAGGTTTCTGGATAAATATTCCTGAAGTTAAACAACAGTACTGAATTATCCGTAGGCCGCTCAAAATACAGCTTGAGCTTGTTGTTCTGGCGATATGCCGTACAACCAACTGCATCACAAACGTTGGTTACCAGTTCTTCAAAAGACAGGTTGGTATCATCAATGGTTGCACAGAACTCGGCAGCCAGCGGTGTACCGAAGTAATCCACTATCTCAAAGTAAGTCCGATAGATATTTTCGAGATCCAGCTCATCAATAGTACGACGACCTATCTTGTCATCCAGCGCCATCGAGACCAAGGCATCAGCAAAACTTGAAGTCGGAAAGACTTCCTTGGTCATTTCACCATTCTGGTAAAAAGGTAACATCCGCTGCAGATCAAAGTTAATCTTGCGGGTCTTAACCGATAAAGCGCCTGTGGTGGCATAGGTTCGAGCACGAAAAACAGTTTCACTGTGGTAACGCGTACTTTGCAATGGAAACGCACCGTAGAGTGCTTGCCACTTCACCTCATCCACGACACTTGGTGCGTTGATTGCGCCAGTCACCCGACGTGCACGGACACTGCAACGCCCCTGGAAAGTGGTCATATCCAGCGTGACACCCACCGTCTGACGCGACTTTGCAGATCCTTTCATGGTGATACGCTGGAACATTGGATTGCCCAAAGGCTCGCCATTCACATTGACTGGAGTCACCTCTACCTCAATGGTAATGTTTAGAGCACCCTGATTGTTCCCTTCATAGATTGCATACAACCCATTGGATGCAACAAAGCTACAGAGCACCCGGTTACGCTCAACATTATCCAGAACAAAAGGCCCGATCCATTTCTCACCAATAGATGAGATCCGTGGCGACAATTCAGCAGTTTTCTGAGTTGCAAGCTCTTTCAGGATCCACCAGCCCGGATTGACGGCTGCCGGATTGGATAAAGTCATCCGGTCATCCGCGACCGACAAAACACTGTAAACCCCATCCAGATGATAAAACTGGTTATTGAACCAAAAACCGCTATTGGTGATTTCTACCCGATCATTACTAACAAACTTGGTGGTTAGATCCGTGAAATTTGATGCTGATCTTAGAATTTCATTCGGATAACCAAATCTAAGATGGTTGGTACCTTCCAGAACCTGAGTATCTGCAGAGCGCAGGATCTGGCCATTGACCGAGTTTTGTTGCTGCACGGATAAGGGCGGCGTTGTAATTTCACTACCAAGGAAAAAATACGGATTGCCAGTAACAATATCGACATCAGGGCTATACACCTCGATCGACGCACCGGCAATATCAACAATATTGGTTTCACCGTCAAATGCACCATTGATGTGATAGTGGCCACGGCCAATACAGCCGACAATGTGCTCAACCTCAACATTGTTCTCGTACACCTTGTAAGGCACAGCAACCAGATCAGGCGTATCATTTGCAGCGCCGAATAGATCCACAACACGGCCATTTACCCGCATCTTGTTCTCACGGCTTGAAAGCTCGTTATTTGCTGATGAGGACTGGTTGTTATTCTGAGTGGTCTGTGCGATCGACGGCGTTGGCATCAGCAGTGCTACGGCCAGCCCCACAACTAACGATACGACAGCAGCAACCAATGCGGGGATCCCTTTCGGGTTCTCAATCACAATGAATGTGCCAGGAAGAAAATCGAGCTGCTTCAGATCATGAGCATTTTTCGGTGTGACCTCATTGGCCATTGAAATTTCAGCATGCTCCATAGCACTCGGATTGTAGAAGATACGCAGGTGCTCAGGCATATGCTCATACTTTGATGTGAGCCATTGTCCTAAGGTAGCAGCACGTTCTACCAACTTCTTTTCAGATAAAGGATCCTGTTTATAAATAATCTTAATCATAGTAACTGACCCGATTAAACCCCATTGCCATTACGACTTGTTCAGATAAATAAGACACTCCGCTTTCCATCAGGTGCAAAACCTTACCCCCACGAAAAAGCCCCACATGCGGGGGCTTGTTTCTGAGTCTTGGGTGGAAGGCGACAATGCAGCCCTCCTTGGGCATGGGCAGCGGATTTAGTAGCTTTATTCTGGATGACTTGAACTCAATACTGCCCTTGGGTTGCATGAACAGCTCCAATGCTTCCCCTCGATCTATGCCATACAGATCCATTGCAGCTTCATGGGCAAAGTGAACACAGTTGTAGTTTTCCTGATCGTATTGCCGATCGAGTAAATGATCATGCCCTTTCATAACGCCCCCTTAAGACCGGTGAAGCGATCCAGCGAAAAGATGTCACCCGTCTTGGCGGTATTCAGTCGCGGTGATTCAGCTTTGAATGTGACTGCCTTGTGGTCCATGGCCACGCCTGAGAGTTGCAGCCCAAGCAGGAAGTACATCGGTGTATTGAGATTGTCTGAGCTATATAGCCGGTAATTTACCGTTGGCTTAATATCTGGATATTGCCCCTCCATCACCCGCTCAAACTCATCCGGCAGCACATCACCCAAGCCTGATATTGAAATCGTTAAAGACTGGTCCAGATCACCCAGCATACCTGAGCGCTGGATCTCGGCAGGCAGATATTCATAGAACAGCTGGCTGTCATTCTCCTTGTGCCGGACATAAACACCCTGATCATCATTACGGACTACCCTGTAGGTATTGATGAATGACGGATGTGTCAGCTCGATACACTCCAGCTGATAAATGTCGACCGTTCGTTTGAGAAAGAACTTTGCATATTCCTGATCCATCACACCACCCAGTCTTTAATTAAGGCCTGGTCAGCAGCCAAGTCCTTCTGATTCTGTACAACCTCCAGCTGGGCATTGACCCGATAAAGATTGCCGTTGACCTCATTGGTTTTAAAAGTACCTGGCATGAAGTTGCAGAGGTATTGCTGACGTGTGCCCTGATCGATCACCAGATCCGCATAGAAGGATGCAGGTTGACTTTGATAAACCCGCCAGAAAGCCATCATCTTGTTGAAGTCGGTTTTGCTTAAGCTCCAGTTCACATCGACAATATGGCTATTACGCTTTACATCGATGTAGTAGCGGCCGCGTCCACCATCAAACTGCTGGCGTTTCACATCATCACCTGGTGTCACGCCATAGCCGCTCGTTTGAGGATTAAGTTTTAACTTGTACATAACTTTCCTTCAGGTAATAAAAAACCACCTCGAAAGGTGGCTTATGCTGATTAACGATTGCGCCGTGCTGTTGTGTGGGTTGAAATGGCTCGACTGATTGACGAGTTAGGTTCCTTAATCTGATCACTGACGATCTTTGGCACTTCACGTGGCAACTTTTTATCCAATTCATCTTTTACAATCAATCGAACAGTATTCTCATCCAGTTGCTCTGCTTCGACCGCTACACCTTTCACCTGGTTCACAACTTCAATCTTGAAATTGATCGTAGGTGTTGAGGATTGAGTTGAAGCAATAGCCTCAGTCTGAGGGCGTGCAGATCTACCCATAGTGAAGTCATACACATCCTCAAGATTTGAATGATCCTGAACCAGCCCATTCGGTGAAAAATACACTTTTCCATCATGGTACAGATCCGAACCGGTAGAGATCTTAGAAGACTCTGTAGCCTGGTTAGCCTTATAGATAATCTGGCCATCTCCAGATTGATTGAAGATGTTTGATTTCTTCTGGCTTTCCATAAAGGCATTTGAGCTCATCATTGCACGGCGCATAATATTGTCAGCTGAAACGTTGTTGTTATTAAGGAATGCTTCAGGGTTAGCACTCTTACGCATACTCTCAACTAAATTGACACCGCCCCAACGTTTAATATCATCCTGTGACCATACGATCTCGCCCTTATGGACAGTTCCAGCAACCTCGTATTTACCACCCTTACCGGTATAACCACCTTCAGCAAAGCCTTGATCCTTGATTGCACGGATATTGCTAATAATGCTGGCACCTTGAGCAATCGCCCCTGCAATTAATGGCAAGTTTTGAGGGAAACCAACCTTGGCTGCCTGAGCAATATTCTGTTGAATCGCGATACCGGCTGCTGCAATTGCATATGCTTTATCTGCAGCAAACATGACTTTGTAAGCTTTAGATTGCTCACCGAACATAGAACCGAACATCGATGTTACTGAACCAATCATTTGCCCACCGAGAGCAATTTGAGCATTCAATCTATCTTGTTGGTACTTGTCTTCAATCGCCTGGGCATTTTGAGAATACTCATCATAGATGATATTACGTTGCTCAAGAGCCGCCTGCATGATCGCGGTTTTCTGATCTTCAAAGTCCTGCTGTGATAAAAGACCAGCTTGTAGTTTTGAGTTGATATCCTCAATACCACTCTGCTCGTTGTAATCAACCGCAGCTGACTTACTATCAAACAGATCCTGTGCAGCACCTAGTCGGCTAAAACGATCCTGATCCTGTCTATAGAAATCACTGGTACCATTCATGTCAGCCTGAATACCGCCCCAGTTGTCGACAGCTCCAGTAATCTTGTCACGCATCTCCTTTTCCTGACTGGCTTTGGAGAACGTAATCTGTTTTTGGCGCTCTTCAATGCTGAGCTTGGTGTTTTTTAGAATTTCCTCCCGTTCTAATCGATACCGTTCCTGCATCGCTTCGGTTTCAGACAATAAGGCTAATTTAGCCTGAAACAAGCGTTGTTCTTGAGCCAGTTGCATCAACCCTAGCTCTTGCTGATATTGTTGCTCCAGCAATTCAACCGCCTGTTTCTGTTCAGCCTTGCTGAGCTCAATATCATGGGCAGCATTGAACTTTTTACGGGCAAAGCTTTCTTCAAGCAACTCAGCTTCAGTTTTTTGGAACTCCTTGTAATCATCCAGTTTGGTTCGTAAAGCCTGTTGAGCGATTGCAATATCAATATCAGCCCGAGCTTTAAGTTCAGCAACAATCTCCGCTTTACGTTCAGGACTAAAATTGGCTTTATCAACCTCCTCTAATTTTTGAGCCAGATCATTTCGAATCTTGGTTTGCTGATCAGCAACTTCATTCTCAAGTTGAACCCTTAAACGTGCCTGTTCTTCGGCCATTTTTGTGCCATCTTGAAGCATCTTAGAAAAATCTTTTGATGAAATATCACCAGCTGAATATCCATTGATGCCTGCCATATAGCCCTGAAAGTCTTTCCAGTATTGATTGTTATATTTACCAATACCTTTACCTTTCTGAACGTTGCCCTCACCAGCATGGTAAGCACGTACAGCCTTCTCAAGATCACCTTTAAACAGTTTGAGAAGGTAAGACATATACTTACCCGCACCTTCAGCAGACTGGGCCAGATCAGTTCGATCTTCAACACCGTATTGTTTAGCAGTACCAGATAAGAACTGGAAACCACCTGTTGCACCAGTGTCTTTGTTATATGCTTTGGCATTCCCTCTGGATTCGATCATGTGAATCGCAGATAGTGTGCCCGCTGGCAGACTGTATTTAGATTCGATATTAGAAAAACCAAACTTTGCGGCATTGGCCTGAACCTTGGCATTTACAGAGAGAATCTTCTGTTGCTTAGATAGCTCGTCTGTCGTTTCCTTGAGTGCTTTATTTTTGGCCTCAATAACCTCGTTATTTTTCTCCTCAATAGCTTGAACTCTCAACGCTGCCTGATACATCTCAGTGGTAATCTGCACACCATTTTTTCGAGCCCAGTTTGCCAAATCTAATAAAGCCTTTACTTGAGCTGGAGTGTAGTTCTTGGCAAGTAATCTTTGTGATAGTTGTGCATCAAAATCACGATCAAATAATGAATCTGCATATTTCTTTTGAGCATCTTTTGCAGCCAAAGCAGCCTTTTCATTTTCAGTTAACGACTTGGTATTTTTATCAAGACCAACGATCGCATTTTCAGCTTTATTACCTGCAAGTGTTACCTCTATCCCAAATAAACTGTATGTTTTTTTGGTCTTGTTGGCAGTTTCAGCGACCACATCATAGGCGCTTACTTGTTTGAGCAAGGCATCCCTTAGATCTGAAGGGATTCTCTGACTCTTAAGTTGCTCTATCGCTTCAGTATATGAAATGGTACCAAGTCGAGCCTTATTTGAAATATCGGTAACTTTGACATTACCCACGGCATAGTTTTGAATGGCAATTAAAGCTGATGCGACCGCCTGCTCCTGTTGTTTCAACTTCTTGTTTTGATCTTCAAGTGTTGCTGCCAGATCATCAAGCTTCTCTTTACGCTGCTCCTCACTCAGGGCCTTAATTTCATCTTTAGTTAACTTTGCAGCCTCCGCTTGCTCTTTTAACTTCGCTGTTGCTTCCTCAGCCTTACCATTGAAATACGAGTAAGCTGCAGTCAAACCAGCGACACCTAAGGTAATTGCACCTATTGGTCCACCAATTAAGGCAAATGCTCCACTTGCCAATCTCCCAGCATTGATAGATACAGCAGCTAATCGTCCTTGAGCTGCTGTTTGAGCATTCGTAGCAGCAGTGACAGCAGCTTGTGCCTGAGCATATCGTGCTGCGGCAGCTGTCGCGCCGTATTTGGCCTGTGCTTCTGCATTGGTCGCTTTAACATTAGCAAGATGCGCTTTTGCCGCATTAAGCGTTGCTGTTGCTTCTGTAACCTCGGCCTGAGCATTGGCAATAGATGCCTGGCGACTGCGGATCGTTGAGATAATCCCCGTATCTGTGGCAACAGTTTTAGCAATAATTGTCTTGGTAAAATAAGCTAGACCGCCCGCCATAGCAGCATTCATCACTAAATCAATATTATCGGCTAGCAGTCCCAAGCCTGCTGCTGCAGTATTGGTTGCACCCGTACTCTGATTGATTTCACCAAGTAACTTTGTCACGGCATTTGACAATGTGGTCACACCATCTGCCAGACTATTCTCCATAGCATCCGCTAATTCCTGATTTGAGTCTCTAGTGGCTTTAAGTGTTTTAATCAAATCTTCTAACGAGATTTTACCCGTTGCACCTAACTCTCGAATTTGAACCTCAGTCTTGCCTGTGGTTTTAGCCATATCTGCAATAATGTTATCGGCAGCAGTAACAATCGATATCCATGCATCAGCATCAATCTTGCCTTTGGCCATAGATTTAGAAAATGCATCGATTGCAGATTGTGCCTGATCCGCACGTGCCGCATTTGCCGTAAATGAAAAGGAAAGTGAGTCAGAAACGTCCAAGGTATCATTCGTGGCGTAACCTAAAGCTTTCATTCCACCAGCTAAACCTAAATAGACCTCTTGCGCTTCACCTAAGGCACGATAAGTACTTTTTGTAGACGCATATAGACGGGTTTGGACTAGATCAAACTCAGCAGCACTATCTGTTGCATTACGAATACGTGCGGCCATCTGAGTCGCACCATCAGCTCTGGCTATGGCTTCATTTACGGTTACCAATCCCACCATGAAGCCAGCCAAAGCCTTGATCGATGTCCCATAGGAGTGAATCGACTTTTCTTGTTTATCCAGCTCTTGTGATGTGTTTTTAATTTCTTGTGAAAATTTTTGATTCTGCTGAGTCGCCTGTTTGGTGACTTCAACCGTCTTTTGCACGGATGAGTTGGCATTATTTACCGTGGTATTAAAGTTCTGGACAATGTTATTGGTCACAGAAAACTGTTTGCCCATGTCCTTTGTTGAATGTGATGCTGAATCGCCACGCTCAGTAATTTTAGACATTTCATCAGCCAAGGCTTTGGCATTGCGTTCAGCATTTTGTGAGTCAATTACGATGACTAAGCGGGATTCTTGTGTCATGTTCACTTTCCTTTAGGCAACAAAAAACCGCCTTAAGGCGGTTATTAAACAGATATAAAAAAACCCGCTTTCGCGGGTTTAATTAAATTTACTTAGTAAGTTTAATATCTAAAAACTTTTTAATATTACCAATCTGCATTTACTTTCTGTTGTGTCTTAATTTTTTCAGACATTGCATCAGAAGATTTATTTAATTCATCTAAAATTATTTTAGCGGATGGATAGCCCTCAGTTATAGGTCTATTTGTTTCGCTATAACGAACACCATTAATCATCTGCGCTGGTTTATAATGAGTAAGGTTGTCATAACTAACCCGCATCCGACCATCTTTTGTATCTACACGAACAGTAAAATCAACGCGATCACCAGCAGTAACAGTCATACAATCAGCAAAACCACTGCAACGGTACGCCATATTTCCTTTTCCAATGATTGATCCTGTAGTCTTATCTTCGTACTGAATTACCGCATTAGCTGAACGAAAAGCTGTGGCAAACCATTGACGAGCCCCATCATAAACTTGAGTCTGGCTCAATCCCTCAATTTGATAAATTTTTTCAAATTTTACTGGTTCTACTGGTTTTTGTGGTGTTGTCGCACAACCTGTTAAAACTAAAAAAGAACCAATTAATATAAATTTTTTCACAATAAAAACCAACTTAAAATTTTGAACAATTTAGCAAAATTTTTAAATACAGTCATTAAAAAACTACATAAAATGAGCTCTTAATATAAACTTCACATCTTTAGAAACGACTTCGCATTTAATGACTTTTTCAGTTAATAGGCCAAAAGATCCCCATGAATTCTTTAATCTGTCAGCCTCATTCTGTTGAGTGTTGAGCAATCAAGTTGTAAAGATCTTCATCTAACTTCGTATAGTAACTGTCTTTCATGCCAACAATTTTTTTGATATTACTATTTAAATAGAAATTAGATCCTGAAAAACTTGCAATAGGCATGTGATCGTCAAATATACTTTTATTACCATCACTATTTATTTTATATAAATATGTATTTAGTGCCTTTGGACTATTTTCGTTTCTGTTTAACATAAAAATATATTTGCACTGATGCATACCTCTTAAAGATGCTCCATTAGAGTTAAGAGCTTCATAATCAATATCAACTGTTAGATCACGAAACCTCAACTTCTCCTCGTTAATATTATTGTTCTTAACAGCTCCATTAATAGTAATATCATTACCAAACACATTATAAACATCTGTAATTTTGGCAATATTTATCGATATATTAATTTGATTTATTTTCAAATTTGAAGGAATTTTAATTGAGTCCCTAAGGTAGTCAATACACTTATCTGAAGCCGTATTAAATAGATTTTTATCTAGTGAAGTATTCGACTCCGTACAACCAACCACACTTAGAGCTAGACTTAACAAAATAATTTTTTTCATTGAAAATCATCCTCTAATTAAATGTAATTTAACAAACGGTTGAAACGAAGTCATTAAAAGCCACACAAAGGCGACAATTACATTATTTCTCTCCACTACTGGTATTTTTACGTTTCACCTTTTTATAGGCTTCTTCCAGGAACAGATCATCCAGCGCAAAGATGCAATCATTAAAGACATGTGGACCAACGGGCACATCATTATGCTCGGCATAAACATTAATGGCCTGCTGGTCTATTGATAACGGCATACCCTGCTCATATCGTCTGGATCTGCAAATCGTACTGAAGGCAAGTAGAATTGATTCAGCTGCATAGGATGATTCTGGTGGCTCAGGAATATGTCCACCTAAGAATTTGATTTGTTCAATTTCGTGCGGCGTTTTCGACGCATAGGTTTTTTGGTACTTGTAGAGCTCAATGACTTTCCCAGGATAACTGCCTTGTCCTTATCCGCATTTTCCTGAATCTTTTGAGCTTCAGTTTTAATGAATAACCAGATGGCCACACCGATATCACCAAGATTAAAGAGCTTAGATGCATTCTCGACTGTATAAGGCATATCAGTCTCAACCGTTTTACCGTTCACCACCTCAGCAAAAAATACGCCCTTCCAGTCCTCAATCAGATGCGCAGCACAGGCATCCATCAATAACTCATGATAAAGCTTGTCAGCTGGATCTATGGCCATAACGTCATAGCCTTTGAATGTGATCTGATTCCCAGCACGTTCGATCGCGACCTGAAATGGTTTATAGGCAATACCACGGATCTTGAATTCGGCCTGAACCTCTCCTTCAGCATTTTTGAACTGACACCATTTAGACACCTCTGAGCTTTGTACAATACCGACTTTTAACGCCATAACGACCTCTATAATTTAAGCAATAAAAAAAAGCCCATGACACTGCACAGGCTTGGTTTTAATTAGATGAATACTTGTGTACGTGCTTATTACAACAGCGCACGCACAATGGTTGGGCTGGTACGTACCTGGGCAAAGTTGATATCGATGGTAATGATGTCATCACCGCCGCCGTCAGGATGGTTGGCTTCCATGACTTCCAGCTGCGG